CTTTCTGGCAATTACACTTTTGCTTCGGTCGGTCACTCATGTCCGCTTGGCTCCTGGGGTGTAGCGTTCCGTGAATACCAGGCCCGACTTCGGCAACCCGTTCTCCTTGCTCGATTCGAGGCATTCCGTAATAAAAGCGACTGCCTTCCCTTTTAAAACTTGCTTAGGCGTGAATTTGAGCACTCGGTATCCGGCGAATGCGGCAAAGTTAAATTTCTCTCGGTCCGCTTCGGAACCTGAACCTGTGTTGTGCCTGCCTTGAATCCACGATCCACCATCAATCTCCACCGCAAGTTGTAAATGACTTCCGAGAAGTCCGAAAACTGCAAAATCGAACCGCCATTTCCGAACCGTATGGAACCTGAACTCTTTGAAGATTTCGATAGGGTAATCGAGCTTTAACTCATTCAAGTGCTGCCACATCAAAATCTCGGCTTCGCTCTTTTTTGCCTTTGCCAAAGGTACGTCTCCCGGTTCTTGAGCGTTCCATGCCACATGCTGTACCAATGAAAACCCGCCATCTAACCTCGCTCTGTGCCCTCACGAGGGAATGCAACTTCCCTCTCCCTGTCCGTAAGTTCTCCAGCCCAGCCAGAGAAGATGAACTGCGGCTCTTTGCCGGTAACCCGGAAGTAGGCTTCACGAATCGCTTGACGCATCGGCCAATCCGCGCCTAAGTACTTTCCGTCAGGACCCAGCAGGTCCGCATCCTCACATTCCCCAATCTTGCATGTCCAAGTTCTCATTTGTACGTCTCCGATCTAAGTTACTTCGGCGGGTTGCCAGACAAAAGGCGATGTGGTTCGCGCTACCGCTGGACTTCTCGGTCCATCCACTCCCGCTTGGCTTCGTTGATTTCCCCACGAATCATTTCCCTGATGTCCCCTGCCAGCAGCTTGATGACAAAAGCAGCCGTTTCTACTTTCAGGGGAAGCTGATCCCGCCGTAGCTCCATCCTCGCTGTCAAAGTCTTCGTTATTTCGACCACGGTTATCACCCGAACAACTCTTGGTACTTCGCCCATGTCATCCCCTCCGGTAATTCTCCAGCATCACGCACGTCTACGAACTTCAAATAAAGAGGCTTCACGTGTACCTTCTCGGAAGGGATACTGTTCAAACGCTCCGTTCCATGGCTCATCACGCCATCGCTCCTGATTGAGAAAGGTGGAAGCATAGGGTATATATTCCCCACCCCCTCCAACCCACTGACTTGAGCATTTCCAGAGCGCAAGTCCGTGAAGCACTCGCCTTCGTTCGTCTTCGTCGAGGGTTTTCCATTTTCGTTCGGCAATTTTTCGTCCCACCTTTCGCGGATATTCGTTCCAAAACACGTTGAAGTCGATCACGGCTTACACGTCCCCCATTCCCTCAGTAGTAGAGTTTTATCCTCTTGAAGCATTTGGGGCCGTAGCGTCGTGCCTCCTGTCCCTCAAGCCGTTAGCCCTTATCAGGAGACGGAACCCACAAAATTGCCTGTATGCCTCGTCAGGCCGTAGACTTTCCGCGTTTCTGAGGTGATAGCGGTAGTATCTCGATTGAGTAAAAAAATTTAACCCCATTTTTACGATGTCGCGCTCGCGATTGTCTCAAATAACGAGTTCGATTTTGAGCGATCATCGGTCCTTCCAATTCCCCCACGCCTTACATGGCCTTAATTCTTCGGCTCGTGCCTCCGCCTTGCCGGTATGCTCTTCCTGCCGGCGCTGGCGGGTGCTCAGTCGGTTTTCCTTCTCGATTGCCACTAATTTTTTGGCCAGCGTCACGCCGTCACCTTTTCGAAACGTGGCCGACGCTTATAGTGTTCAGATCCTGGCCCCTGATGGCAGCGATGACAGAGCAAGACGCTATTCTTCGGACAATCGCACTTGTTCCACAGCTTGTCCCGAACGTGCGACCATTCCCCTACTTCGCCGTACTCCGACCATCCGTAATCATCGGAACCCCAAACAACGAGGCACTGGCACTTTTGACAGTGGTTGTGCTCTCGCTGGAAGAGATACATTCGCGCTTTCGTCTTATCGGCTCCGAATAGAAGGAGGTGCGGTTCCGGCACATCGTTTTCACCGGGAATTAGTTTCGCCTGCGATATGAATGACCGCCTCTTTACGTCAATCAGGTGGCCGTGGCGGTATGCGTTCTCGGTTGCTTGCTCGTCACGCTTAAAACCGCGTGGCACTATTGTTTCACCAGCCGAAATTCGGAACAGCGGCAGAAGCGGCCATTCGGATCAGTTTTCAGGCATTCCCCGTTGCGGTGATCCTCGCGCAAATGGGTGCATCGACAGATCATCCGGGCCGCCTCGTTTGAGAACGGCCCAGACTTTTTGCCGCTAGGGGAATTAGGCGACAAACTTTTCATGTGACACCCTCCAACATAAAGTTTTTGTCGGTTCTCGGGCGCTGACCGACGGCAGCTAACTGTCTTCCGACCCATCCGCTTCGGACGTGCTGCGGTTTGGGTTTCCCGAATCCGTGCCACGCCATTCCTCAGCCATGACCATTAATTCCGGCTCGTAACTGCGAATCAAATGGCAGATGATCGACCAGACTGACACACAGTTTCCAATTCCTTGAAACCTAGCTGGAATCCCGCTGTGCGCTGCTACTAATTCCTCGAAATACTTCATTTGTTCGTGAACATCCAGAGGAAGGACGCGCTTAAAAGTGCGCCATTCGTCATTCTCAATTGTCGGGTCCGTAGGCATATTTAGATTCGGGACGGAGTAGCCGCAAGTCTTTGCTGCGCCATATCTCCGTCCCGTTCCCTGCTAAGGGAATTCGTCGGTTGATCCCACATCGTTACTTCGATCTTGCATTTCTCGGCGCGGTCTTTCAGTTTGAAATAATTCGCTGCCGAAATGTGCGTTACTTTTTCTTTCACGTTCTGGACAATGCCTAATTCTTCGAGCACATCGGGCGGAATTTCCGACTTAAGGCTTTGCAGTCCAGGGCCAGACAGTGCCAGTCGATTCTCTTTCCATGGTGTCGCCATAATCCGCGATTGCTGTTTGTCATATTCTTGGATTTCGGAGTCGGTTATCTCGCGGATCTCGGCATGTGCCGGATCAATGATCCGCCGACCGTTTGGCGTCACCTGTTCGCTCATGCGCTCCATTTCCTCGGGAATGTAGAGCCCGCCAAGGTCCGGGTAGGCTTGCCGGATTGCTAGAGCGGTAGCGCACTTGGCGATCATGCGACGTGGCATTTTCTGCCAGAACGGCGCTTTCGATAGATCGTAAGGCGCATATTCGGTCCACCAAGCCTGCGCTTCCGTAGGTTCTGGCTCGCCTTTCTTCCACACCTTGACTCTGGCCCATTCCGGCGCATTGACATTGCCAACTTTGAGCATTGGTCCATACTCTGGAAGGGACACGGAGCCGAAGGTCTGGTTATGGTCGCGTGCCGCTGCGAAAAGCAAACCATTAATTCCAACTTGCGGCGTCCAAACAAATCCGCCATTTCCACCTCGTCCGTCATCTGCGCCCTTATCCCAGCGCTTCACAAACCAAATTTGCTTTTTGAACGGGTCCATACGATACCGACGCGCCACCGTAAGACAGAACTTCAATTCTTCGTCAGAGCAACCTTTAGCAATATTGTTTTTGACTATCGCAACTTCGGATTCGTTTAGTATCCAGGGACGTTCTGGCGCTGGTTTGACTTGTACAATTGCGGCTCGCTTGTTCTGGTTCGCTAGTTTCTTCGTTCTGCGCTTGGTTTTAGTCTTCATAGAAAAGTACTCCTGGAACGATTTCTCCCACCTGTTTAATCTTGCGGGCTTCCGCTCCAAGCGCCTGTTCGTCAATAATCCAGAACTGATCCGGAACCTTCGCGGCGTCAATCACGCGAGCCTTATAGTTCCGGCGACTGGGCACACCTGCTACAGTGGGAATCGACGGTGCAACGGTCACAGCTTGTACATTCTGTGCCGAAATCTTGGCTTGCTCTGCCGCACGAACGCGTTCCCTTTCTTCCTCGGCGGCAGCTTCCTTCCTCAGTTTCTCGGCTTCACGCTTGTTGATTTCGCCCGCCTTGCGTGCGGCTTCTAACTCCCTTTCTTTTGCCTTGCGATCCTCTGCGGCGATCCGCTCGCGTTCCTTGCGATCTTCCTCAGCCTTGCGTGTGGCTTCAATCCTTCGCTGTTCGTTAATCTTGCGCTGTTCGGCTTCTGCGGCTTCGCGTTCGGCCCGCTCAAACGCTTTCACCTTTTCGGCGACCATCGCATCCATGCGTTCGGCGGGCTCAATCCAACGGTTCAGTTCGTCGCGGGCAACCTGTAGGTTTTTCTTGGCCGAATCTACAAACGGATCGAGCTTGCGGTGGACATCCTTCATATAGTCGCGTACATCGCGCTGCATGATCTTGGCTTCGCGGCAGGTTTCTGCATCACTAACCACGATGGACTGTGCTCGCTGCTTTAGGACCACTAGTCCATGTTCGACTTCCTTGACTATTACGGTTGCTTCGCTCATTTCGATTTCTACCTCGCATTCATAATCCACAGCACAGCGGCAGCGCACAGTCCGAGAATCACCACACTCCAGACAATCAGCCGCACGATGCCGCGAGACACGTACCGCTCGACGGGCACAGGTTCGGCATGCTTGGGACCGACATCCCATTTCTCAAAGTCACCCATGCGTTAGAATTTCCTTCGCCACGTTCGCACGACACGGGCATGCGCCGCGGGATGCTTTGCAACCGAAAATCCAACCCAGACCCACTCGTTTCCTCGAAACACGCTACCCGCAGCATTCCACAGCAAAAACGGACGGTCATGCGCAGCGTAATAGTCGCGCACGTCTTCAATGCTGATGGTTTTCCAGTCATCGGCTAGTAGAAGTGCGATAGCCCGCGCTTCACTCAGGAGAGCTTTGCGGTTTCCAGACGCCTTACTCATTCCCTCTTCCTTCAATTCTTTCCCGGTTTTTTGGCGCTGTGGTTCGTCATCTATAAACAAGCTGGCTTGCTTGTTCGCAATGTCACTGCTCATGATTAGCTCCGCTTTTTATCAACCCCAGATTCCGAATACGAAAATGGCGAACGAAATCACCAGAAAGACGAGTCCGACAGCGCCGATAAGATCGTTTTTGGTACAGTCGCGGAAATTCACAGCCGACCAGCTATCGCAATGAACGCCTCATTTACGGCGTGCGCCAGCATCGTCGCGAACCATATTGTTGCTACCGCTGAAACCACGACCATTGCAACTTTCATGTCAATTACACCTCCATTTGAAATAGTGAAACAAAAGTTACAGTTGACTACGGATACCAAAATGCATATAACTAGCGTCCGCTTACCAAGCAAGCGAACACAGGCCGAACGCTTGGGGAGGGTTTGCAATTGCCACACGACCCCGAACCGCCGGTAGAATTTCTGCTATCTTGCTCGGATCGTTCGTTAGATGAATTTGAACTCGCAGCCCTCAACGCGGCAGCTAACAAGCGCCGCGTACTTCGCGCCACGTTTGACCAGATTGTTGAGGATGAAGCGCGGGCGCTTTTCGCACGCTGGATCAAGACACACCGTAGCGAGATTAGGGCGCTACGAGACACGGGCAGCCTCCAGAAAACGCTGGATTTTCCGCTCCGTCCGCTCATTGAGCCGACGTCCATTCTCGGCCCGAAAAAGAGTAGCGACACTAATTCCGGGAATCAGCCCGGTAAGTTGGCGAAGGGTTAGATCGTTTTCAATCCGGTATTCGTGAAGACGTTCAGAAATAGCGTTACGGCGAGCATGACGCGGGTCCTGATTATGTTTCGTTGGATTAATTTGATATAGCTTATCAGACTTTTCCATGCGCGGAGACTATAATAATGCCGGAATGCTTGTCAAGTAAAAAGTGAAACTGCTGCAAAAGTGTGCAACATTCGGGAATACTAGTACTACTATTCGCCGCTACAGGGCATGAATTGACACGTTTTATCTATGGAAAGCAAATTGCAGGATGATATAGTGCGTGCCATTCGGAGAGGTTAATTTCTGTGCCGATTTCTCATAAATTTATGGCCCTTTGCTGCTTCCCCCTATTGTCCATTGTCGCTGCTACTGGTTCAATCTCCCGTCCGCTAATCCTCGCTGCAATCGTACTGATTCCCGTGTCCTGTATTCCGGCGATTATTCGGCAAGATCGCGGAGAATTCAATAAACGTGATGAAGCCCTGACGTTACCGTGGGTCATTTCGCTTGTGCTCTTGATTCCGGCCATCGTGGGAATTTTCGCGAAACTTCGCCTCCCTCTTCGCGATGACAGTTTGAAACAATGGGACCGGGGGCTAGGATTGAGCGTTCCGGCCATTGTGTCATGGTGTGCCGCGCATCCCACGCTCAACTCGATTCTCAATCATAGTTACAATCTATTGTTTTTGTTGCTCCCGCTCGCGGTGATTCTACCCGCAATAATCGGCGCAAAGAAAACGGCACAGCGATTCCTGCTCTCAAATACGATTGCCTTTATCGTGTCCGTGCCGATATTCACGATGCTTCCGGCAGTTGGCCCGTGGTACGGTTATCACTTCGCAGGAAGTACTTCACAGAATGCTGTTCAGGCATCGATTCTTGCGTTGCACAGTGGCAGTACGGAAGGCGCTATCGGGATCGTTTGCTTCCCTTCATTCCATGTTATTTGGGCGCTTCTATCCGCAGTCGCGTTGTGGGACATCAAACCAATCCGTTATCCATCGGCAATCCTTGCCGCACTGATTATCATTTCGACCGTCACGACGGGCTGGCATTACGTTTGTGACGTGTTCGGAGGGTTAGCTATTTCGGCGCTTTCGACATACTGTGCTGTGGCGGTTTGTAGTGCTGGCGCAAAGAATCCCGCATTCGTGCCCATGCGTGAGGGTATATGAAAAATGAATATCATCCAGCCGTTCGGGTAAACTCTCTGGTTTGGTTCCTTGAGAGACTTCGGGAACCCGACCTCATGATAGTAGCGCCAGTGCTAGACGTGGATGCTGATGAATATCCACTCGCTGTTCCTATTGGCCGATTCCGGCACGGCGGCTGCTTGGAATTCACCAAAAAAAGGGAAGCTGAAAAAGCGGGGAATATTCTAGGCTTCAAGGATGGATTTCCAGATCTTAGAATTTGCTCTTGGGGTCACGGTTCTCACTGTCTTAGATGGGGCGAGCCGGTTCCGTTTCATGGATGCGACGGAAACGCATTTCGGGCTGTCATTCTCGGTTTGTACTACGGATATAAACAAGAAGCCCTCATGCAAATTTGGAATCATTGGAAAATGAAGTCACCAGTAACCTTAAAAGTGCCCATGCGCTGACATGATCCCTCGTGATACAGAAAGTTCCCGATTGACAGCGGCTTAACATTGGCGTTAAACACCCACATGCAATGCCCCATTTGCCATCACACCGAATATGTCCATGATGCGCACGGGTGTGTGATGATCGATTGCCCGTGCGGAGAATCGCCAGAGTCAGTTCTAGCGATGCCGATCCAGCCCACTCCTCGCACCGCATCGGTCGCTGAACAGATAGCCTACCTAGACGCTTAACAATCGGTCACATGTAGTACTAGAACCATGTAGATTGTCATTGACGGCGTACACTAAGTCCTGTATCTACTTAATCGACACATCAAAACTCCCGTTGCCCTGGGCATAAATACGGGCTGGCCTTACCCGGCGAAATTCTGCCTTTGTCGAATCAAACCCCAAAAAAATCAAGAGAACAGCGTCGAATTGAGCGTGTCGCTGCGCTCGAAGCTATGGAAGTGCAGCGAGACATTGCTAAGATGGCGCGTGGCGAATCTCGCGGCTGGAGTGTAACCGCTTCGGATCGCGTGCCCGTCTGGCAATTCGTTCCGGGCGGCTCGTTCCAACCAAGGGTATAGATGCCCTATGCAGCACGTAACATCTGCCGCGAGCCCGGATGTGGACGTAGTTGCACCGGACGCTACTGCACAGCCCACACCGCACCAGGGACCAGCCATGCCAGACTCGACAAGGAACGCTATCGCGGCTCGGCAGCAAGTCGAGGCTATGGAAGACGCTGGGAACAGCTACGCAAGATGGTACTGGCTCGCGATCCATTGTGCCGCATCGCTATTACTTGCCAAGGAATGCGTCCTAGCACTGATGCCGATCACATCATTCCTAAGAGACTCGGCGGCGAGGATACGATGGAGAATCTACAAGGGGCTTGCCACGCCTGCCACTCGTATAAAACGCGGGTCATTGATTCGCGTGGGGTAGGGGGGTCAAAATCCCTAGATCGCCCTTCTCTGCGGACCGCGCACGGACCAAACGCACACGCGCCCGAAATGAAAAATAATTTTCGGAATTGACAAAAAAATGGCTGGCCGTCGCCCAAAACCAACAAAACTCAGGAAGTTAGGTGGAAAAGCCGGTCATCGCGCCTTGAATGACGCAGAGCCCGCCGTACCGGTTGAGATTCCCGAAATGCCAACCGGTCTTTCCGAATTTGCGCAAGCGGAATGGAATGCGACACTTCCAATGCTCGTAAACATGGGCATAATTTCGCGTGTCGATGGGTCAGCACTAGCAGCTTACTGCGAATGTTGTGACAGTTGCTTTGAGGCAAAGAAAGAAGTCAAACGTCTTGGCCGCATTATTGAGGAACCGATCTGTAGCAAGACCGGCGAAGTGATTGGATATAAGCGCAAGGCAAATCCAGCCGTAGCAATGCTTTACGATGCCCTGAAGCTAATGAAATCGTTCCTGATTGAATTCGGGATGACGCCGGCGGCACGCTCGCGGTTGCGCGTTGAGGCACCGGACGGCGAAGAACCGGACCCCATGGAACAGTTTTTGAGAGACGCAACGAAACTTCATGCAGGAAAAGAAGTTAACTAAAACCCATCCGGCAGAACAGTATGCGCGGGATGCCGCTGCCGGGCGTATCCTCGTATCCCGATGGGTTCAGCTTGCTGCAAAGCGACACATTGACGATCTACGCGAAGCGCACAAGCGAGGGCTGTACTTCGATCCGGCTTCCGCGCAGCGCGTGATCGATTTCTTCGCTTTCCTTCGGCACAGCAAAGGCGAATGGGCAGGCCAAGAATTCGTCTTGCAGCCGTGGCAGCAATTCCTTGTCTGGGTGCTGTTCGGCTGGAAGCGGCGAAGCGATGGCGCGAGACGGTTCCGCACGGCTTACACGGAAATCGCCCGCAAGAATGGCAAATCTACCCTTGCTGCGGGGCTCGGGCTGTACCTGTTCTTTGCCGATGGCGAGCCGGGGGCGGAAGTCTACTGCGTTGCCACAAAAAAGGATCAAGCTATTATTGTGTTCTCTGAAGCTGAAAGAATGAGACGGTCCTCCCCTGCCCTGCGGCAGCGCATCGTCGGTTTCCGCAATAACATGAACGTCCCGGCAACGAATTCCAAATTTGAACCGCTCAGTTCCGACGAAGACACGCTGGACGGCCTGAACCTCAGCGGGGCAATTGTTGACGAGTTTCACGCGCATAAGACGCGATTACTGATCGACGTCATCGAAACCGCCACCGCGGCGCGCCTTCAGCCTCTCACCTTCAAGATCACAACGGCAGGCTATGACCGGGAAACGGTTTGCTGGAGTGATAGAGAATATGGACTTAAGGTTTTAGAGGGAATCAATCAGGACGATACGCTTTTCGTGTTCGTGGCCACTCTGGACGATGGCGACAATTGGGAAGATGAAAACACCTGGATCAAAGCGAATCCCGGCCTGAATGTTTCCGTGAAGCTCGATGACTTGCGCCGCAAGGCAAACAAGGCAAAGCAGGACCCATCGGCCCTAAATTCCTTCCTGCGCCTACACCTGAACGTGTGGACGAATCAGGAAACCGCCGCGATCAAGATGGACGATTGGAATGCTTGTGTCGGATTCTCGCTGCAAAACACCGACTCGCGAGCACTGCGCACGCAAATGGAATCACAACTAGCGGGCGAGCCCTGCTATATCGGATGCGACCTTTCTTCGACGGAAGACATAACCGCAGTCGTGAAGCTGTTCCCGCCGACCGATTCACATGATAAGTACATCGTCCTCGCAGACTTCTGGATCGCGGAAGACAATATCGACCGGAAAGTGAAAGAATTCCGCGCACCGTATGACGTTTGGGCGCGAGAGGGATTTCTGCATACAACTCCCGGAAACGTCATTGATTACGAAATTGTCCGGGCGCAAGTCCTCGCCGATTTTGAGCGTTACGATGTGCGCGAGCTGGCCTTCGATCCGTGGAACGCCACGCAATTTTCCAATTCCCTGCAAGCGGCTGGAATCGGTGCCGAGCGTATCGTCAAATTCAATCAGACCATTTCCATGTTTGCCGAACCGACCAAACGGCTCATTGAGGAATTGGTCCTAAACCACAAGCTGGCACATCTCGGCAATCCTGTGCTGCGCTGGATGGCTTCGAATCTAGTGGTATGGGAAGACGGCAACGGCAACAAGCGGCCAACGAAGAAATCGTCCCGCATGAAGATTGACGGCATGGTGGCGCTCATCATGGCGCTGGGTCGGGCCATCGCTTCGCCAGACGGCGGGTCCGTATACGATGACGGACGCGGGGTCATGTTCGTATGAGACAGCCGCAACCGGGAGGGATTCGCGGCTTGGCGATGCGTGTAGGAAACGCATTCAAGGCATTGGCTGGCGGATCTTCCCTTCCCGCTTGGGACGATTACTGGTACTCGCGGCCCGGATGGGATTCTGCGGCGGGAATGTCGGTTACTCCCGAATCCGCCATGAAGCTATCGGCTGTGTTTGCTTGTGTCCGTGTTCGCTCCGAAACGCTCGCCACGTGCCCGCTAATTATTTACAAGCGGTTGCCCAATGGCGGAAAGGTGCGCGCACCGGAACATCCGCTGTATCACGTCTTGCACAATTCCCCGAATCAATGGCAAACCAGCGTTGAATATATCGAAATGACGCAGGCGCACCTTGACCTGCGCGGCAATGCCTTCTCTCGTATCCTTCCTGGCCCGCGTGGTGCAATTGACCAGCTTATTCCGATTCATCCCGATCTTGTGGATGTCTATCGCTTGGAAAATGGACGCCTGAAGTATCGGGTTCGTTCGCGCTTCACGGCGGAAGTGGATTGGTACGCACAAGAAGACATTTTCCATTTGCGCGGCCTTTCCTCCGATGGCCTCGTGGGACTCAGCCCGATTGCTGTACAGCGTGAGACGATGGGTTCTGCACTTGGGATGCAGGACTATGCTGCCCGCTTCTTTGCCAATGATGCAACTTCCAGTACTTGGTTGAAGCATCCCGGACGGTTCAAAGACGATGCCGCCCGCGATAAGTTCCGCGAAAACTGGCAGAAATCACAGACGGGCTCCAATCGACATAAGACCGCAGTTTTAGAGGACGGCATGGAGTTAAAGGCGCTCGGACTCTCGAATAAAGACTCGCAATTCCTCGAAGCCTACTTAGCATCTAGAGAGGAAGTTTGCAGTATCTTCCGAGTACCTCCGCACAAGATCGCCATTTTGCAGCGCGCCACTAACAACAATATCGAGCACCAAGGTATCGAGTTTGTCACGGATTGTGTCCAGCCGATGGCAACGCGCTGGGAACGGCGAATCAACAGTGATCTGATCGAACCGACCAGTGGGGCTTTCGATGGAGCGGAATACTTCGCTGAATTCTCCGTTGGCGGTTTGTTGCGCGGCGATCTGAAAAGCCGATATGACGCCTATGCTATCGGGCGCAATTGGGGATGGATTTGCCCGAACGATGTTTGCAACTTCGAGGGCATGAATCCGATCCCCGAGGAAAAGGGCGGTAACGAATATCTGCGCCCGCTGAACATGGTCCCCGCTGGGACTGTTTTCCTGCCAGCCGGATCGGCAGATGCGCCGGATCAACTCGATAAGCCGACTCCCGGAAACGATAACAGTCAGCAAGATCCCCCACCGGATTCGCCAGACGATGAAGGCGCCGACGCGATGCACAAGGTTAGCCTTCTGCAAGTGTTCGCCAATGCAGCGGCGAAGCGCGTTGTCGGTAAGGAAGTGAGTATGCTACGCAAGATGCTTGCCCGACATTGCAGCAAGCAATTCGACGCTGGCGCTTTTACTGTGGAAGCGCGGACATTTTATGCAGCGCACCAATCTTTCGTTTCTGAAACCATGTGCCTGTCTTCGAATGTGGCCCAGAAATACGTTGAAATGAATCTAAAGCTGTTACTTCACTCAGGAAATCCAGTCGCAAAAACCGATGCCTTGGACGTGATCGAGGATGACGCGCCAGAATGGCTCGCCAAACAAGCACTGGGATCAAGAGTGGCGCAGGAGACAATGACGAAATGAAATATCAACATGTAATGGCGGAAGTTTTTCATAAGCCGTGGGCCATTCTGCCGGAAAAGCTGTCTGTGATCGCGCAACTTGTCGCGCTGCGAGCATCGGGCGGAAAACTTTCACAAGAAGAAATCCACACGCGGCTAGAAGAGGCTGCCATTGCCGCAGGTCCGCGGAATTCACAGCAAAGCTATGGCGCTGTGGCGGTGATTCCGATTCGCGGAGTCATTTCGCATCGCGCAAACCTGATGAGTCAAATTTCCGGGGGAACCTCGATTGACAAGCTAACTTCACAGTTTCGTCAAGCCCTCGGAGACGCCAGCGTAAAAGCAATTGTGTTTGACGTGGATAGTCCGGGCGGAAGCGTGGAAGGCGTACCGGAACTGGCCGATGAAATCTACAAATCACGTGGGCAGAAGAAAACGGTAGCCGTAGCGAATGGATTCTCGGCCAGTGCTGCTTACTGGCTATCCGCTTCGGCAAGCGAAATGGTTGTCATTCCCAGCGGCGAAGTGGGATCAATTGGGGTATTCGCAGCGCATGAGGACCTCTCGGAAGCATTGGCGCAGGCTGGCGTCAAGGTTTCGCTGATCAGCGCTGGGAAATATAAGACCGAAGGAAACGAATTCGAGCCACTATCCGATGAAGCGAGAGCGGAACTTCAAGCGAAGGTAGATTCCTTCTATGGAATGTTTATCAAGGCCGTGGGCCGTGGCCGTGGCGCATCGCAGGATAGCGTGCGCGGAGGATTCGGGCAAGGCCGCATGGTTCTGGCCGCCGATGCAGTCAAGATCGGCATGGCGGATCGCGTAGCGACGTTTGACGAAACGCTTGCACGATTGGGAGCCAGCGCAAGCAATCCGGTGCGAATGGCTGCATCGGCATCGCGAGCTGATATGCAGGACGGCGACCCGGAAGACCTGCTCGAAGAAAAAGATTGCATGTGCGGTTGCTCGGCATGCGTTGCCGAAAATTGCATGAACTGCTCCAACATGAATTGTTCAGATCCGAATTGCGATCATGGTTCGCGTGCGATGTCCGCGATCAGTCATCTACTCCGCGGGCTGGATCTACGCAGTAAAAAGTTTAGCCGCCGACGCGGCTAGTTCCACAAAAAGCGAAGAGGTCCAATCCCGTAAGCGGAAACGCCGAAGGGCACGGAAGTCTGCGCCAATCTACTAGAGGAGAAAGTATGTCAAATCTTAAGGTATTTCTCCAGCGCAGGACGGAGAGCGAGAAAAAACTCCGTGCCATGCTGGATAAGGCAGCAGAAGAAGGCCGCAAGACACTGAACGAATCCGAGGATGCAGCCTACGAGGATGAATTGAAAGCTCTCACGTCCACGGAAAAGTCAATCGAGCGCGAGGAAGCGTTACTTGAGCGTGAGAAGCGCATGCCTGTGGTCAATGACGAAAACCAAGCGGCGGCTGCTGCCGCTGGTGCTCCCACTCAGAAACGCGGATTCCAAACCTTCGGCGAAATGTTGCAGGCTGTCCGAAATTTCGAGATTAGCAAGGGAAGCATCCGTGATCCGCGATTGTTTGCGGGGCCGGCTGGTTCCAATGAAATCGCTCCCTCGGATGGCGGATTCCTTGTTCAGAAGGATTTCTCAGCCGAACTGCTTCAACGCATGTATTCGACCGGGCAAATCGTTTCACGGTGCCGCAAGATTCCGATTTCTAGCAACGCCAACGGTATCAAGATCAATGCCATCGATGAAGATTCGCGGGCAGACGGGTCACGTTTTGGCGGAGTCTTGGCATATTGGGTCAATGAAGCGGGTACTGTAACGGCCACTAAACCAAAGTTTCGCCAAGTTGAGTTACAGCTTCAAAAACTTATGGCGACATGCTACGCAACCGACGAATTGTTGGAAGATGCCGCTGCGCTTGAGTCCGTCATTCAGACTGCATTCAATGAGGAAATGACCTTCAAGGTAGAGGACGCGATCATCAACGGGACCGGCGCTGGTCAGCCTCTTGGAATTATGAACAGCGGAGCATTGATCCAGCAGGCAAAGGACGGCGGCGATTCTGGCGTTGATCTTACCACCAAGGACGTTTTGGCGATGTGGAACCGACTCTGGGTTCCCAGCCGCCCGAACGCTGTTTGGCTGGCCGATGTCAGCATTGAGCCAAAGCTGTATCAATTGGTTTTGGGCGCTTCCAGCTTGGGCCAAATCCTGCTCTATACGCCTCCCGGAGAAAATGGCAATCAGACCGGAATGCTGATGGGACGTCCCGTGGTCTTCCATGAACACGGCGCCGTGCTCGGCACTCCCGGTGACATCGTTCTCGCCGATCTGAATCAGTATCTGCTTATCGACAAGGGCGGCGTCAAGCAAGCGTCATCGATTCACGTCAATTTCTTGAGCGACGAGATGACATTTAGATTCGTCCTGAGGATCGATGGACAGTCTTGGTGGAAAAAACCCCTGACTCCGAAAAGCGGCGGTTCGACGCTCTCTCCATTCATTAACTTGGCAACCAGGTCCTAAACCGCAGTTATCCGGGCGGCGAAATCAAACTATCGCCGCCCAACAAAATTTTGATTTAAGGAGCCTCACATGAAAGGATTTGTAATTTCCGAACAAGGCCACATTGTTCAGGTTACGGCCCCGGTCGATGTTACCGGAGGCGCAACCGGACAGGCCTTCTCGATGAAGAATTACCAGCACGCCAGTATCCTCGTTTTGATCGGGGTCTCCGCTGCAGCGTTCACTAAAATTGTTGTGAACCAAGCGACGGATGTTTCGGGCAGCAATCCGGTCGCAATTCCCTTCAGCATCTACAAGCAGGAAACCGCCGGGGCGCACGACGTTCTAGGTGCGCGTACTGCCGTGGCTGCGGCGGGATACACGCCATCCGCCAATGACGGTATTTTCTACGTCATTGAACTGGACGCGGCTGAACTTGCCGATGGTTCTCCCTACGTACAAGTGCAACTCACCAACGGCACGAACAGCGTAATTGCTGCTATCGTCGCCGTATTGAGCGGCGCTCGCTACGCGGAGACGCAAAGCCCGACCGTACTGGCCTAAACGAAGTTGTTCCCTCACGTGCGCGAGGGGTATTCCGGCCTTAACCCCACCGGGAACCCTTCGCGTCCCTTTTTGGAGCTAAAAATGTTTGTAAGATTGAAAACAGGTCGCAGCGCTGGCGAAGTTCACGAAATGAAATTTGAGGATGCGCAAGCCTTGCTGAAAGACGGACGCGCAGAACAGGCCTACGTTGAACTGCAGCCCGTCTCCGCAGAGAGGCCGAAGCTATCCAAGAGGGGTAAGAAATGAAAATCAAGATCCTCGAAAAATGCCGAGTCAACGGAGCGGATGCGAACCCCGGAGACATTCTGGAAGCCGACGACACTACCGCATTGGAACTAGAAGCCCACGGATACGCGGCATTCCATCAGGAACCGATAGAACCTTTGGATGAACTTGACGAATTGGAAGCTGGCCTGCGCAAAGAAATGCACGCCGAGAAACCAGCGCAGCACAAACATAAGCGCAAATCCCATCACGCATGAGTAGCCTGCAAGTTCAAACTCCTGCATCGAATGAGCCTGTTACGCTCGCGGTGCTGAAAAGCCACTTGCGCGTCACGATCAGTGACGATGATGACCTACTAACTATGTATTTGCAGGGCGCTCGTGAATTAGTAGAGAGCGATTCCGGGCGAAGCATGGTTAGCAAGGCTTATCGGCAATCGCATGACCGTTTTCCAGGTCTCGATGATTTCGGACATTACGGGATGGGATATTTCTATCAGACCAGAACGTATTCGCATCACCATCACCGCGACGAACGGCAAATGATTAAATTGTTGCGTTGCCCGCTCGTCAGCGTCACAAAAATAAGCTATATCGGGACAGACGGACTTTCGCACGATCTAGCGCCGACTACTGATTTTATTGTGGACACCGATGCCGAACCGCCGCGACTGTTCCCTAATTACGGGACGTTCTGGCCACTTACGCAGCGAGTCCCGAACGCCGTACAGATTTTCTATACGGCGGGATATGGGACCGATGGAACCAATGTTCCGGCAAACCTGAAAATTGCGACCATGCTTTGTGCTGGCGCGTCCTATGAGAATCGGGAAGCCGTTACGCCGGATCAAATGCACGGGCTCGACTGGTATGACCGACTTATTTGGAGCGAACGCGTACTGGATTATGCTCCCACGAAATAGTTCTCTACGTCGCCATGGTTCTGGGAGGACCTTCGGCGGGTATGAGATGTTTGGGCCAGTCCTTACGATTCAGCGCAGCGGAATAACACCGTCTGCGATGATGAGGGCCGGGGAAGGCCGATTGGCCCTCATTTTTTGAGAATCTAAGCCATGAAGAATAGACTTCCACGAAGGATAGCGGCTACTTGTTCAGTTGTGTTGCTAACTGCCGTTGCAGTATTCGCCCTGCAAACTTCTTTGACGCCAATCACACCGCTAGGTCCGTACCTAACAGGCGCTCCGGGTGCCAGAACACTCGACTTCGCATTTACCGCTTGCGATGTGTCGAACGGGAACAAGTTCGCAATGACCGGTCGGGACATCCTGCTCGTTCAGAATAGCGGCATGTCGGCTTACACAATCACGATTTCCTCGGTCGCCGATCAGTACGGGCGCACGCAGGACATTACAACGTATTCGGTGGCGGCGGGAAATTTCTCGGCATTCAACTTCCGTAACGGAACAATCGGCTTCCGTCAGACGGACGGCACGGTACACCTAGCGTGCAGCAACGCGGCCATTAAGTTTGCTGTAATTACGACGCCGAACTAATGCCAACTGCACGCATTCAGGCCGGGAAACTGCGCCACGTCATTCAGATCATGCAAACGACACTCGCGCAGGATGCTTCAGGAAATATCAAGCCTAGTGAACAGACTCAGGTTACTAGTGTCCGCGCATCGGTCGAGTCACTTACCGGCAGAGAACTCTACAACGCGCAGCAAGTCGTAAGCGAAGTCACGCACAAGATCACCATGCGGTATCAAGCCGGGATCAAGGCGCAGCAAAATGTCTGGTTTAACGATCCCGGCACAGGAATGCCGCGACAATTTCAGATTCAAGCAGTGCAGAACCCGACCGAAACGCGGCACATGCTCTATCTCTTGTGTATCGAACGGGACAACTCGGCCCGTGAGCCTTAATGGACGCTGATCCGAACTTCGTCGCTGAAGTCGCTAGCATACTTTGCACGGAAGCTATGCTGCCGCGAACAGCGAGCGTAGCGGTGGCGGAAAGAATTGCGGAGCATATCCTTTCGCTGGGAATTTCCGCCACTGAACAACCGCAAAAACTATATGAGTCGGACCGGATCGGTCCATTCATGTGTCCGGTATGCAGGGGAACGGGAAAAGTGATTTCGGGATTCTATTCGATGACGGCCCCGATTATTTCCGAAGGAACCATCGTTTGCGATCCCTGCCGATCCTGCAACATGCAAGGAATTGTGTGGTCGCCCGATGCCTGAAATCGAGTTCAAGATCAGCGGACTTGCCGAATTAGATCGTGCGCTGCGAGAGTTACCCCCGCGTGCGGCAAAGCGAATCATTCGGAAGGAAATGGTAGCCGCCGTCGAACCCTGGGCTGAAGACATGCGCGGCAGGGTTCGACGCGGCCCCCACCATAAGGGCCGCGGGGCGAAAGAGTACGGACTTCTGGCGGCAAACATCAAAGTGCGTACGCGAATCAAGAGTGATCTTTCCGGCGCTGCCGATGCTGGGCCGGCCGCTAAAGCCGGGAATTATGATCTGTTTTGGGCTGTGATTCTGGAATTTGGACGCAAGGGCGGAACGTCACCCCGTGGTCGGCACTATCCCGCAGCCCCCGCTTACCCGTTCGTGCGTCCCGCATTTGAAGCCCGCAAGCAGGACGTGCTTGATCGATTCATCGCGGGAATGCGCGCAGCTTTGAACGATTCAGGACTCCACACAACTTGATTGCAGACGGGCTTTATGCGGTTCTGGCGAATGCAAGCGCCGTAACCGCCATTGTCGGAACACCCGCAACGCGCAACGAGTCAATGAAAACAACCGGAATTTTCAAGGTACAGATGCCGGAAGCGGCGGCCATGCCTGCGGTTGTGTTTTCGCAGATCGCTGGTGATTCGCTGATGACGATGGACGGACCGGAAGATCTGCGCTTCGTGCGCTACCAGTTTAGTTGTTACGGATCGACGCCCGCAGACGCGGCCAAGCTGCAACGCGCTGTGCGTCGAACGCTCGAAAATTTCACCGGGACGATGGCAGACGGTTCCCAGGTCGATGACATGGAATGTGTTCTTGAAATGGAAATGTTTCAAGACGCGCCGTTTATTTTCAGCGCTTCGGTGGATATGAAGATCGCATTTCGGGATCTGGGGACTTGAAAACAAAAACAAAAGGAGAATTTTAGATGAGTAAAGCATTTGCGCCACGCGCAACACTGTTTCAGCACGCAACCAATCAATTAGGTCCGTGGACAACTGTTGCCGAAGTTGTAAAAGTTCAAAACACGGGATCTAAAGCGGATTTAGCGGATGTCACGAACTTTGACAGTCCATCTAGTTTCCGAGAATTCCTTGCAACGCTGGTCGATTCTGGTGACGTTGCCGTGGATTGCAACTTCATTGCAGGTAACGCAACGCAGCAAATCCTGGAAACCGACTTCAACAATCAGACGCTCGGCTGGTACATGATTGTGCTGCCCAATTCTCTCGGGCAAGCGCAATTCCAAGCCTATGTTTCTTCCAAGGATTTCGATTTCCCCGTGGAGAAACAAGCCACGCGATCGATCAAGCTGAAGATTACCGGCCCCATGTACGTGAACTGGTAATAGGTCGTAACGCGGTTTACTTCGTTACGGGCCCAGGTCGTAACGAGGTTTACTTCGTTACGACTTGGGAGCCATGGGGCGGTCCCAACGAGGTTAACTTCGTTGGGACCTATTCGCGAATTCCACGCTGGCAGACCGTGGCGGTCGCACCGATCACCTCGGGATGCGACTAGAAAAGTCTGCCTATCTTTCTAGTACCGAGGTGAAATAATGTCGGATTCCGCTTTGCGGCGGCGCATTGCACCGTCCGTGCCCCTGATTGTCGAATACACCGATGAAAAGGGCCCCTTTAGTAAAGCCTACCGTCTTGCTTTCAATCTGAATGTTCTCGCGGAAATCAGCGAAAAAACAGGTCTGCAAGCCCTCAGCTTCGACATTTGGATAAAACTGTCTGCGCGTGTTTTGCGCGTGATGCTGTGGGCAGCGCTGTTGCCACATCAGCCGGAATTTTATGCCGATGATGGTATAGAAACCGTTGGCTCAATGCTGGATGGCGAGAATCAAGAGAAAGCCGTGC